GTAATGACCTGGCTCGCGTGATTGCACTTGAGCTTGATCGCGCTGCCATCTACGGCACTGGTTCCAGCAACCAGCCTCTGGGCCTGGTGAACACCACCGGCATTGGCAGCCAGACCATTACCACCTACGGCACCTTCGCTGAGTACATCGGCATGGAGACCGATGTGGCATCTGCTAACGCTGATGCTGGCAGCATGCGTTACATCATCAACGCCGCTGCTCGTGGTGCGCTGAAGTCGACTGCAAAGTCTGCTTCTGCTGTGGCCGCTGGCTTCGTGTTTGAGGATGGTGAGATCAACGGCTACCCGGCCATTGTTTCCAACCAGCTCACCAACAACGACGCGCTGTTTGGTGACTTCTCCATGATGATCATGGGTATGTGGTCTGGTCTGGATCTGACCGTGGATCCTTACGCTGGCGCTACCGCTGGCACCGTTCGCATCATTGCTCTGCAAGATGTGGACGTGGCAGTGAAGCAGCCTGGCGCCTTCTGCTACGGCACCTGATCATGAGAATCGAGATCCTGCGTCAAGTCATGATCTCGGGGGAGCCGGTTACGGCCGGCTCCTTTATTGAGGTCAGCGATGCTGATGGAAATCTGCTGATTGGCAGCGGCAAAGCTGTTGCTGCCCCTGCGGTGGAGAAGCCTGCCCCCGTTGTGGTGGTGGAAGAAATTGCGCCTGAGCCGGTGAAAGCTGTGCGGAAGGCTCGTACTACTCCTACAAAAGAGGACTGATCATGGCCATTCTTTCTACGGGTCTAGAGAAGCTGCAGCATTTTGCTCTTGCAGCTACTGCTCAGCGCACTTCCAACCTGGACGGCACTGCAGTTGACATGAACGATTACGAGGGCGACCTTGTGATCATTCTTGATGTCGAGAACGGTGGCACTTCGACTCTGGATGTCAAGATCCAGTCGAGCGATACTGAGGGTGGCAGCTATAGCGATGTGACCACTGCTTTCTATCGCGGCGGTTCTGAGGTTGCTTCTGCTGCTGTGGCATTCACTCAGGTGAGCACCACTGCCTCCAAGCAGTATCTGGTGTTCCCCAAGGGCGCTGCCAAGCGTTGGATCAAGGCTGTGTCGACCACTTCTACTTCGACTCATACTTACTCCATCAATGGAGTTGGCGTGAAGAAGTACGCTTGATAGCGGATGACCGCGGACCCCAGGTTGCCTTGCGTGACCTGGGGTTTTTTTGTGCGTAGAATTCGACTGTTCCCGCTCTGCTGTCGGCATCGGGCCTGCTTACGACGATGGCATTCACGGAAGACCTGAACGTATTCCTTGCTGATTTCGGAGTGCCGATCTCAGCTGGTGCAGCGAGTGGTGTTGGGATTCTGGATATGCCTAGCGAGATGGTTGCTGACGGCGTTGTGTTAACGACGGACTATAAGGTGACTTGCTTGGCGAGTTTATTTGGTGATTTGCAGTATGGCGCTGGTGTGAATGTGGATGGATTGCCTTATACAGTGCGATCAGTAGAGCTGCTTGATGACGGTAAGTTTTGCGATTTAATGTTGCAGCGTAGTGCGACACCCGTGTTAGCAGCGGTGTCGCCTGCTGTACTTAGCGGCGATGGAGCCGAAGTGGATAGCACGGTTATCCTTGATGGAGGCGGTCCTGCGACGACGTATGTGACCGGGAATGTACTTGATGGTGGAGTGCCATGAGCGACACGATTACGCGGTTTAAGCTTCGCAATGGGACTGCTGCGGCTTGGACGGCGGCTAATCCGGTGCTGTTGGCTGGTGAAGTTGGCTTTGAAAGCGATACGCGAAAGCTAAAGCTGGGCGATGGGACAACAGCTTGGAATTCGCTTTTATATGTACAGGGCTATGATAATCCCACCTTTACAACATTATCCGTAACAGGCACAGCAACTTTGCCTCATATCCATGGTGCGCTTGCTGGCCCTGTTTACATCCATTGTCGGAATGGTACGGCGTCAACACTGGCCAAGGGTACGCCTGTGTACATTACCGGCAATGTTGGCGATACTTCTACGGTAATTGTCGCTGCGGCTGATGCGGCGAATTTAGCGAAGATGCCGGCGATCGGTATTTTGGATGCAGCGATTGCAGCAAACGCCGATGGCCATGTTGTAATTTCAGGTGAAATCACGGCGATGAACACCAATGGCTATGCCGTTAATTCCGCTCTTTATGTCGCCAATGGCGGTGGTTTTACTACTACTGCTCCGACCAATAAGCAGCCGATTGCTCGTGTTACACGCGGCAATACAAATACTGGCGCACTGGTCGTGATGGGGCCAGGCGTGGTGTTGTAGCGATGAGCATGGACCGCGATACTTTCAAGAACTGGGTCAAAGTGATGCAGGCATTGGAGGTCGCGGGCAAGACTGATTGTTATATTTATTATCGAGCAAAATCAATTGTGACTGGCGGCTCGGATCCTGGGCCGTTTGGCAAGCTTCCAGAGCGAGGATTCAATGGCAACTAAGCGCGAGCAGATTCTGGCAGCGATCACGACTGCTCTTGGTAGCACGACAGGGGTGAGTGGTCGTGTTTATCGAAGTCGAGTTACGGCGGTGCAGCGCGCTGAATCACCTGCGATTGTGGTTGAGCCGATTAGTGATACCCCGACGCAGAACACCAGTTTGCCCACACTCGACTGGCGTATGCGCGTCAGGGTGAGCGTGATCGTGAGGGGCGACATCCCTGATCAGTTGGCCGATCCTGTCATCGAAAGCATGCACGCCAATATGGTCGCGGATTTAACCCTTGGAGGTCTTGCAATTGACGTGCAGCCTGACGAGGTGTCATTCAACATGATTGACGCGGATCAGCCTGCCGGCGTGATATTCAATGATTATATTATTCAATATCGAACGAGTGTTGCTAGTTTGTCGGTCTAAAGTCTGATAAGCCACCGGATTTACAGTGATGGATGAGTTTCAAGGGCAAGGTGGCTCGTACATCCTTGACCCCGAGACAGGCGTTCGTACTCTTGTTTCACGAACGCTGCCACCTGACCAAACAGAGGTAATTCCCAATGCCCCTTCTAACTCGGAAACGCCTGATTCTTCTGGAGACGGAAACGACCTACGGGACGGATCCGACTCCAGACGGCGCCGACGCCATTCTGGTGAGGGATTTGAACATTACTCCTCTCCAGAGTGATGTTGTAAGCCGTGATCTTGTGCGCCCTTACCTGGGTGCATCTGAGCAACTTCTTGCCAATACTCGTGTTGAATGCACGTTTAGTGTTGAGCTGGCTGGTTCTGGTACTGCCGGCACCGCTCCTCGGTACGGCAAAGCTCTGCTGGCTTGCGGCATGAGCGAGACCATTGTTGCTACCACTAGCGTGACCTATGCGCCGGTCAGCGCTTCTTTTGGTAGCTGCACCATTTATTACAACATCGATGGTGTGCTGCATAAAGTGACCGGTGCTCGTGGCACATTCACTTTGAATATGGCAGTGGGTGAAATCCCTTCGATTGATTTCACTTTCACTGGTGTGTACAACACACCAACCGACACTGCCGCTCCCGCCGTTACTTACGCGAATCAGGCTACGCCTGTGATCGCCAAGCAGGGTAACACCACGGACTTCCAGCTGCTTTCGTACAGTGGCTGTCTCCAGTCGGTGTCATTCGATATCGGCAATACCCTGGTGTATCGCGATCTAATTAACTGCACCAAGCAGGTGCTGCTGACAGATCGTGCTGTTACCGGCAATGTGGTGATCGAAGCGCCGACCATTGCGCAGAAGAATTATTTCACTTCTGCTCTGAGCGATGGCACGCTCGGCAACCTGCTGTTCCAGCATGGCCAGACCGCTGGCAACATCTTTGATTTTGCGTCCACTCGAGTCGACATCGGCGATCCGAGCTACAGCGATCAGGACGGCATCCACATGCTGAACATCCCATTCACCTGCGTACCGTCAACTTCTGGCAACGACGAGTTCAATTTCGTCTACACCTGATTAGGATGTAGACGGAAAGTGAAGGTTCCCCAGAGGGCTGCATTTGCAGCCCTTTTTTCTTGGGTGTATGCTGTTGCAGTATCGCGTTCATTACGCATGGCATTTGTCCGTAAAAAAGTTAAAGTGTTCTCCTGGCCGGTGAGCATCGAAGAGCCCAGTGATGGCGGCACTTTTGACACCGTGACCTTTGACGCGAAATTCAAGCGTGTGGGTCGTAAAGAATTTCAAAAGCTTGGCGAGAAGGGCGAGCTAGACCTTTTGAAGGTGATCATGGTGGGTTGGGAAGGCATCCAGGACGAGGACGGAAAGGAGCTGCCGTTTTCGATTGAGGCGATGCGTGAGCTTTCCGATGATCCGTACTGGATTCGTGGCGTGCTGAAGGCTTATACAGAAACCTTCGAGGGTGCGCGTCAGGGAAACTAAAGGACGCGGCGCTTTATTGGGCCAAGGGTGGCAGAACCGTAGAGGATAAAACTGCGGATGATGCTGCCGCCTTTGGCATTGCATTACCCAGGCAGGAGCGTCGCGAGGATGAGCATTTTGAGGTGTGGGAAGAAAATTGGCAGTCTTTTGAAATTTTTCTAAAAATGCAAACCCAATGGAACGTCACGATGGGTGGGTACGTCGGGTTGAAATACGAAGTGCTGCAATGGGTAAGCCAGCTTTATGATGTGGAAGACAAGCGGCGCCTGCTTGAAGATATTCAAGTAATGGAGACCGCAGCCCTGAGCGAACTGAACAAGAAGGATGGCTAAGCAGGTTGCTCCTCTTGATATCAAGGTTGGCATTCAGGGTCTAGAGGAACTGACGCGTCTAAAAAGCGCGTTCAAGGGCCTAACGAGCACTATTGATATTACTGATAGTGCAATCAATAAGGCAACAGATGGCATCAAAGAATACGTGCGCAGCGCGAATAATAGTGAAGCTGTAATTAAAGGACAGATTGAAGCTTTTCAAAAGCTTAAGAGCCAAGCGGATATTACTGGTGTCACATACAAAAAACTTGATGGTGAAATTAAGCGCCTAGAGCAAGAACTGAAGGGCGCGTCTGAAGGATTAATTAGGCAGCGCGATTCTTTGGTCAAAAATGCAGCATCAGCGAAAAATACATCAACAGAAGTCGGAAAATATATCAATCAACTCAAAAAATTACAGACGCAAACTCGCGCAAATTCTCAAGCCTTTAACGATATTGAGGCTGATATTGAATCGTTGACGTTCAAGATGCGTCAATTACGCCAAGAAGAAATTGCTGATTTTGGCAAGAATGCCATCAATGGAACCAAAGGTGCAATCAGCGCCTTGCAGGTTGGCGTTCAGCAAAGCATTGGTCTATTTAGGCGTCTTGGTGAGCAAAGCAAAACTGCTTTCGGGCAAGTTGCTCGGACCGTTGAAGGTATTGCCAGCCTTGGTGCCGGTGGCGCCGTTACCGGCGGAGCTGCGGGAGCGCTGGGTGGAATCGCCGGAATGCTTCAGGGCGCCGGTGGTTCGCTTTCTGGTTTAAAGGCAGGGCTGGGCAAAACCCCACTTATTGGCGATGCCCTTCAGTCTCTTGTCAGCCCTGAAGCGATTGCAAGATTAAATGAAGCGGCTGCCAATATTGGCGCGCTTCAGGCAAAAGTTGCCGGCCTCGACCAGGCAATGGATGCGGTCACCAATGCATTTACTGCATTTGGTCCGACAGCGACAGCGGGTGCGATTGCAGCAAGCGCTGGTGTTGCAATTATTTACGACAGATTACGT